GGATCAATTTCAAACGGCACAGGCGAAGGCGTAGTAGCCGGGATTGTGATCGGCAGGCGGTAGACAATGAGATCAATGGTGTCGTCGTCCGCAGCGACGGGGACGAGACGAAGACTGTGGGGCTCCATGCCAACCACGAAGGCTGACAGGGGGCCGGTTGTGTCGTCCAGCCGCAGTTCGCGCTGGAAGTTGTAGTCCGTCATCAGCGACGGCTGATTCATGTCCTCGAAGTTAAGAATCTTCAGAGGCTTGGCATCAGACCGACGCTGGGCATGGCGGATTTTGAGGATTTCGGGAGCGACGTCTACCCACTTATCCCCGGCAGTGACAGCAAGCTCGCATATTGATGCGGTCTTGGAGTCAGAGATGCCGATAACCTCGCGGCAGAACATCTGCTGCGCGAGGTCCATGAATGTGTAGACTTCCGTGTCGCTCCACAAGTAAGGAGTGGCCGTGTCGAACGTCGTACTTCTGAAGAGAGCCAACAATTCGGCAGCGGTCATATCTCATCTCCTTACGCGGCGTCGTCCAGCTTGGCTTGCTCGTTGGCAGCGGCTTGCGCTTCCAAGTAGTCAGTCCACGCTTTGGCGATTTCGCGGGGGTCGGGTTCCCAGCCAAGAACGCGAGTCACAGCCTTGATGTGGGGGCTCCCTGCGGACGTAAAGTCCTTACGGCCACCAGCGGCTACGATCTTCACTACGGCTTCGTAGATGTTCTCAGCACGGGTGATCATGTCTTTCGGCACTAGATCCACGGGATCCGGGTCCAACACATCGACTTCACTGCCGTCGGCAGGGGTGGCACCAATCGCCACAGCATCGCGGACCATCATCGGGGGGACGTGCACGGGCTTACCCTTCACGAACTGGATAGAACGCCCAGACGTGGTGGTCAGCATGTAGTTACGGTTGAGGATGAACTCAGGCATGGTTTGCTCCCATTATTTGCCAAGAGGGGGTGAGGGGGGCCGAAGCCCCCCTCAATCACACCGGTCCTTAGACCGGGGTAACTTCTTCCGCTTTACCTTCGATGATGTACTCGACGGTAAGGTGGCCTTTACCCGTGGTGCAAACGTCGTCGGAGGTGAACCCCAGACGGACATTCAGACCACCGGTATTCCGATAACCCGTCGGCACAAGGGCAGTGATGCCCGTGGCTTTGAGGTCGGCAGAAGCCAGATAGCGGTCGGCGGTACCCGAGTCACCAACGGTGACGTCGTATCCAGCCGTGTCGAACGCGGTCTCGATGACCACCGACCCACCGGTAATGACAGCACCGATAGGAAGGTTGATCACGTCGAACGAGCCAGCGGCTCCACCGAGATTCGCGGCACCAAAGTCCACCTCGTTACCAACGGTGTTGACCATGGTGTCATCGAAATTCCAGTCGAAGCGCGCCACCAGCGGACGCTGGGCAGTGCGGGTTGCTTTGAGAACAGCCATTTCAGTCTCCTTTACTGAGCGCAGTACACCGAGATCGCGCCAAAGTCTTGGACGCTACCGGCGTAGATGCTGTTGAACTTCGGCTTCAGGAAGCCAAGGATCTTGGAGACCGAGACGCCCTGCTGGTTCTCGTAGTCGAAGCCTTTCTCGACCCACTCCGGGTTCCCAATGTCGGCCATGGCCAGCGACTGAGCACCACAGAACAGGACTTGACAGCCTTCGACCAGACCGCCAGCACCGTACTTCGAGCCAGAAGCCGCACCCGACGTGTTCGGAACGTGCCGGAACTCGTGCAGATACAGGCCGTCGACCTTGACGGTACCACCGGTGAACAGCGGGTTGCCATCACCACGGGGCTGCGCGTGACGCAGAGCCAGAAGATAGTCGTTGTCCATCTTCAGCTTCGCAAACGCTTGCGGGGTCAGGAAGACGTGGAAAGTTTCCTCGCCGCCGTTCTCCTTGATGCCACGGATGTACTCGTCCTTGGCGTACGCCTTGAGGTTGATGAGCATCTTCCACGAAGGAGTATCCGCCGCAACGACAGCACTCGACGCACCGTTGACCACCAGCGAAGAGGCCGTCGCATCCCAACGCAGCTTCCGACGCGAGGTCGGAGCCGACACGTCGGCAGCGAACTCAAGGAAGGGAAGGTCGGAACCAACGCGGGCCGCACCACTGGGCTTGTAGGCATACGAGATACCCGCAAGCGTGAGGAACGCCATCTGGTCCATGCGGTCAGCCAGCCAGTAGGCCAGCACATCGCGGCTGTTGTTTCGGAACTCAACGACCGACTTCTGGTCAGCCATGCGACCTTCGTGCCGGTTGGCGTGACGCATTTGGTCGATGCGGATGACCTGTTCGAAGGTCTGCATCGCCTCTTCGTTGCCTTCCAGCGTGCGGTCACCGGCAACACCGTCGCCAGTCAGATCCGCCAGCAGCGTGATGACAGCGCGAGCACCTTTCTCGGACTTTTTGAGTTCGGTGACATGCTGAATCATGCTGTTGGTGTCTTTGCCGAGGAACTTGTTGGTGAAGGCCATGTTACGGGCCTGTTTCCACAGATCCATCGACCAGACGGTTTTCTGCTCATTAGTCAGAGCAGCAAAATTGGTAAGTGCCATTATAGGCCCTCCCTATCTGGGTTGAAAAATTCAAGCTACGGTTGTCTGCTGTTATCGCCGCAAACACGCGGAACTCGACGTTTTTCAGAGGGTCGGCACTCCGTGATCACTGCCGCAGATCACCGCGAATACTGCAAGCCTATCAAGAAAAAACGGAGTGTGCAAGCACACTCCGAAGTTCCCATCCCAAGGTAATTAAGTTTCCCTGTCGAAAAGAGGGTGGTCCTTCATTGCAAACCTCTTGACCTCCCCGCCCTTTGCCGTTACGGCATCCGGATCAATCTCTCCACATGGTTTACGTGGAGCCATTATATCCGGAGGAGCGGTCACTTTGTGCATCACCGGGATACGCACCAGATTGATGCGCTCCCTAAGAGTGTTCTGCTCTTCGGGGGTGAGCGAGGTGTAGCTGCGTTCGAAGAACCCCATGGTGTAGAAGTAGAACTGTTCCGGATCCATTACCTACCTCCCATTGGGCCGAAGAACGAGTTCTGGGGCACTTGAACGGTCTGCGTCGGGGGCTTACCCTCGATGATCGACCAGTCGTCAGCAACGATGTCCGCCAGCCTAGGGGTCCAAGTCACTACCCGCCTACCGCCTTCGGAGATCATGTTGATGACGGTAGGAGTGGGCTGATCCAGCCAAGCCTCAGTCCACTCTGCCCTTCGAACCCGCGATCCTTGCTTCAGAACCTTGAGGCAATCTGCGAAGTTCATCAGAAGTCGTCCCCACGAAGTTTGGCAAGGGTCTCCTCGTCCAGCTTGGCGAATTGTTCTTGGCTCATCCGTGTAATATCCGGGCCTTTATCGGACTTCCCAGCCCGATCAGAATCAATCCCAACTTTCGCCATAGACTGAGGTTGTTTAGAATTGGCGGCTGCAGACTTCTCACGCGCTGCACGGTCGCGAGCCAGACGAGTGTCTTCACGTTCGTTTGTGGGTTTAGCCGCACCGACAACGTACCGTACCGCTCGTTCCAGAGCCGCCTGACGTCGGTATCCTCTTGCCAGATATGCTTCCATGAGTTCAGCCACTTCGTCGGTAAGAGCCGGATCAAAGGATTCATGGTCGGGATTCAGTTCGGGGTGCGAGGCTTCGGCGGCGGCGAGCGCGGACTCATACTTGAGTTGATCCAGTGTCTGGTCGCGGAAGGCTTGAGAGGTGGTCTGCGCCTTGAAGTCCACCAGCGCTTCTTCTCGATCCCTGATCTGAGCCCGTAGGGCCTTGGCCTCAGCCTTCTTGCCGTCGAGCAGGAGATCCTCGTACTTGTCTTGAAGTTCGTCAATTTCCGTACGTAGGGCCGTCAGATCAGCGCTCTGCTGCTGAGTCATTTTGCCCTGTTCGAGTTCCCTTATGCGGTGCTGAAGGGCTTCCTCTCGGGCCTTAGCCTTCTCTTGCGCCTTGTCGAAGCGAGCGCGGGGGATGTACTTCGCCCGTTCCTTCTGGGGTTCTTCCTCGCCCTCTTTGGGCTCTTCCTCACCCTCTTTGGGCTCTTCGGCCTCTTCTCCCGTTTTGGGAGATTCTGCCTTAGCCTCTTCGCCCTCAGGCTGGGCGTCCTTTACCGGGGGCTCCACGGTTTGCGTGGTTTCGTTTGTTTCGATTGTGTCTTCGTCGGTAGGAACGAAATCGTCCCCGCGATCAAGGGTAGTCTCGGGCATGTGGTTGCTCCTTAATCAAAGAGAGACGACAGAACAGCGATGATCCCGTCGTCGTCCCGCCAGTCTTTGGCGTGGACCAAAACCTCAGCCGTCACGAAGGTTCCGTGCGCTGCTGAGGGGTTAACTGCTGCTGCGTGACGCTCCAAAGCCGCCACAAACGGCGGTGCAGCCGAGAGGATACCATAGGCAGAACCGAATGCAACCGTACCTCGCGCTTTGCCGAGGGGCGGAATAATCGGCCTCTGAGGCGTACGTACATTGTCCGTACGTCCATCGCCACCGCCGTAAAGGAAGTCATCCAGAAGCTGCTGGCGAGCGCTCGTAGATTCATAAAATCCTTGAACGGCAGTCAGCAGGGGATCCGGGCCAACCCCCTGTGTAGCAATAGCGAACGGGCTAAGAGCCATTAGGTCCTCGTGACCGTGACCGTTGTACCCACAGTATCGATGGTCTGTGTTACGTCACCCGCAGTACGAGACGTTGGAGTGACGACAAGCGGGGTACCAGAGAGAAGGCCGTGGATCTTCGCCAACGCTTGGAGAATTGCATCTTGCTCAATAGAAAGACCGCTGCCGCTCGTAACGATCTGTAGGCCAGCCGAGTTGCCGATGATCAGGTTGACGTCGTTGTAAAGCAGAACGTCCGCGATGTTGTGGTTCGCGCCGACGCAACGCACGGTGTAGTGCGACCCGACGTCCTCGAATGCCACCGTGTACCCATTGATGATCTCGACCGACCGCGCATAAGTCGTGCCTGACAGCACGAGCTCGGTGTTGTGACGGTGCGTGTCCGGGTACGGCATACCTTCGGCGCTGTCTTCTAAGTCTTTCAACGCTAGCCGAAACGCGTTAACGTCCAGCTCGTACAACACACCAGAGATAGGCGTGAGAAAAGACTGCGGGACGTTGATGACCTTAGTACCCCAGTCGATAGTGATCATACCGTAGGTCCTCTTCCAACAGAGGCGGCGTTAAGCACGGCCACCTTCAGCGTCAGGTTGGTGACTGCCGTTGACAGGTTAGTAACCTGCTCCTGCAGCTTGGAGATAGCAGCAGCTTGCTCTGCCCGGATCTTCTCGTGGAGCTTGATGCCCTCAGCCAGCGCTGCTATGTTCCTGCGGGCCAAGATGAGCGATTCATTGTACTCGTCCATCTATTGATCCGCGATTAGAATAGCCGACAGGTTAGCCCCTGCTCCTGTGCTGACGGTGCCGTTCACCGGGCCGGTCTTGTAGTATGGCGCAGAGCTTGACTTGCGCGCCCACCCAGTCACAGGTTGGGCTCCGGGGAACACGCGCGACATCGTGATTTCGCCCGACCCGTCCGTTGTTCCGTACAACAGAACGAACGTCGAGATGATAGTGCCGGTGGGGCTAGATCCGGGGGCGCTGCCCATGGTGTAGGTGTACGTATTCGTGCCCGTCACCGTGATGGTGAACACACCGTTGTTCTGGTAGTGAGACGCCCCGCTAATCACTACCTTGTCGTTCGTAGCCAACCCGTGGGCCGTGTGCGTGACCGTAGCCGTGGTCCCCGAGTTGGCAATCGTCACCGACGCCTCGTAGGGCAAGCTGCCGCCTGAGGCGCACTTCACCAACACCTGAGCGCCGCTGATCGCGGTGCCTGTCGTGGTGGACACGGAAAGAGTCACCGAGACCGCACCAGCCACTATAGTCGTCGTCGCGCCCGTGCCGTTGCGGACAGTTGGAGTGTTGCCGCCGCTGATGTTGATGGTGACCGCGCCTCCGGAGTTGTTGTAGATGGCCTCGTTGCCCGTGGTGCCGTCGCTGGCAGCGTAGCCCGTGAACGTGACGTCTGTCAGCGTGTAGCTTCCGCCAGCGTGGTCCGCTGTCAACTGGATCGCGTGACCCGTGCCAGCGGACACGAACGTCGTGTTGCTGATCAGGTCAATGTCGTCGGCGAGCATCGCCACGGCATTCGTCGACGCGGAGATCACGGTTCCGCCTGTGAACGTCGCGCCATTCTGGGTAATCTGGTCGCAGCCGTTGAATTGCGTGCCGGTCGACGTCGTGCCAGCGCTGAAATCGAACGTCCCCATAGCCGTGAAGATGCACGCATTCAGATTGACCGTGGGATCGTCACCGCTTTCAACCGTCCAGACCCCCGGAGCATTAGTGCCCAGCGCTAAGAAACTGATGTTCGACCAGTCAACGTAGGTGCTGCTGTGCTGAACGTGGACGCCGTTGAAAGTGGACACGACGAACGGCGTGTCGAGGATGGTGATAGCTCGATTCGAGTCGACAAAGTAGGCCGCAGCAGAAGATGAGCCGATGATCATCTTCGACTGCATCTCAAACGTGCCTTTTTTCTTCGTCAGCAGACCGTATTGATGAGAGATGCCAAAGGTCGTGCCGTAGGCGAGGTAAGCATTAAGCGTGTCGAACGTACATGGCGTGCTGGAGTCGCCGTCGTAAGTCCGAAAGTAGGAGCCGTAGCGGATCGCGTCGATCTTGAACGGGAAGCCCTTAGACGGGCCGGACGACGGAACGCTCCACCGCACACCGAAGTACGACGTAGTGCCCGACGGGCTGCCGATTGAGGTTGATGGTGTGGCGTTCGGGTCAACCGCGTAACACTTCCAGCCGCCGAAGTTGTCAAGGTCGCCGCCGTCGACGTAGAAGCAATCTAGCGCCCCCGTGCCGCTGCCGATGAGAACTTGAATGCCGCCGCTGCCGGTGTCATCCAGCGCCTGTGCGACGTCAGACTTCGACCAAATGAAAACAGCCGAGTCCGTGGGAATGGTCTGCGATGAGTTGTAGACCATCCCACGGATCGACGAGGAGAACGGATTCCGACTGATACAGTTACCGCCCTGAATGAAGTCGTCGGTTTCCGGAACCGTGAAGGAGTTCGCGCCGCCGCCGCCAGAGGATATTAACGTCCATCCGGTCGACGAAGCCATGTCCGTGATGATGTCGGTCAGGTCCGTAGTCGTGGTTGGCAGCGACACGTTCTTATCCTTTGGCGGTTTAGGCGGTTTAGGCGGCTTTGGCTTCTTAGGCGTCCGTGGTGCGGATGACGGTGGAGGTGCCACCACCAGATCCAAACGTGGCCGCTGACTCGAACGTCTTGATCGGGGTCGTGTCGCCGTCACGGACCCTTACCCACAGCGCGCGGTCGGTCGAGTACGTCGCTTGGAAGGTCTCGCTAGTGCCAGTAGCGAGCTTGTCGATGTACGCGATGAAGACGTTGTTGGCGGCGGTTGCATTCACCGTGCCGAAGTCCTCATTGCCGTCCGTTGTGTCGATGGTGAACGTCGAGGTCGCCCAAGCGCTGTAGTGCAGGCGGCGGTAGATCCCATTGTCGTCCTCGACCCGGATGTAGCCGGTGGCTGGCGTGTCGGACGGAATCGCTTCGTTGACCACCACCGCCGTGATGTTGTCCGTACTCAGCCCGCCACCGCCCAACGTCAACTGATCGAACTTGTAGTTGTCGCCCGTGTCCTTCGGTCCGACCA